TATTTAGATGGCACGGGAAGTAAGTTCAATCTCACAGATCAAGTCTAATATTCTTAGACCTGCTTTAACGTCGCAATATATTGTTAGTGTTCCAACTCCCTCTACAAGTCGTGTGGGTGCAATCTTGCAGAACCTCCTAAGTGTAGATCAGGAAAAACTTAATCTACTTTGTAGTGAAACTAGTTTGCCTGGATCTTCATTGCTAACATCTCAAGCAGTGGATGATCGAACAGGAGTGACTAATACACATGCGTATCGTAGAGATTTTGGTCAGCAAATAGACCTGTCTTTTTATGTTGACGCTGAAAGATATCTACCAATCAAGTTTTTTGAATCTTGGATGGCAATGATTTCTGGAACAGATGTGCAGACAGGTGACGAGAGAAGTCGAAACTATAGTTATAGGTTTAGATATCCTGATGATTACTTGGCGAAGCAAGGATTTAAGATCACAAAGTTTGAGAGAGATTTGTACACAGAGGAGAGAAGAACTAATCTTCTCGAAGATATCGTTAATGTTATTGCAGGCACTGACTTTGGATCTACTAACATTAATAGAACTGGGTCAAGATTAGAGTATGAATTTTTCGATGTATTTCCAGTCTCGATAAATTCTATGCCTCTCTCATATGAATCATCTCAACTTTTAAAATGCACGGTTACGTTTTCTTATACAAGATACATCATCAATGAAATCAGTGTTGGACATGTTTCTAAATCTTCAAATGTCATTACAGGACCATCTGGTTCTGCTGCAGCAAATGAGTTCTTCCAACAGACCAGAGATAGTTTGATTAATGACACGAGAGGTAGAACCTTCGCAGACCCACAAGACTTTATCAATAGATTTGGTAGTAGTGATAGAACACTTCCAGATCGAATCAACTCAGACATTGCCTAATAAATAATCACACTGAAAAACTCTTCGGGACATTATGCCTTTACCAAAGATTGCCACGCCAACTTATGAACTTGAGTTGCCATCTACAGGAGAAACAGTTCAATATCGACCATTCTTAGTTAAAGAAGAAAAACTTCTTGTCATTGCACTTGAGAGTGATGATACCAAACAGATTACAACTGCCATCAAAGCAGTGATCAAAAGTTGTGTGCTCACAAAGGGTATTAAGGTTGAACAACTTCCAACCTTTGATATCGAATATCTCTTCTTGAACATTAGAGGTAAGTCAGTTGGTGAGGACATTGAAGTAAACGTAATCTGTCCTGATGACTTAGAGACAGAGGTAAAAATCAATATCAACTTGGATGACATTCAAGTACAAAAGAGTGATGATCATACTGATAAGATCAAACTTGATGATAGTATTATGATGCAGATGAAGTATCCATCTTTGGATCAGTTCATTAAGAATAACTTTGAAATCGATGACAAGAACATGATGGATCAATCGTTTGATCTTATTGCATCATGTGTTGATAAGATTTTTACTGAAGATGAGGTTTGGGCAGCGGCGGACTGCACTAAGAAAGAAATGACAGACTTCTTAGAGCAGATGAATTCTTCACAGTTTAAACAGATTGAATCTTTCTTTGAGACAATGCCTAAGTTGTCTCACTCTGTCAAAGTCAAGAATCCAAAAACCAAAAAAGAGAGCGAGGTCGTGCTGGAGGGCTTGGCGTCTTTTTTCGCATAGGCATGGTTCACATGAACCTTGAGACCTACTTTAATCTCAACTTTTCTTTGATGCAATATCATAAATATTCATTAACAGAAATAGAAAACATGATGCCCTGGGAAAGGGATATCTATGTTCAAATGTTAATGAATCATCTTGAAGAAGAAAAATTAAAGCAGCAGCAAGCGAATGCCTTCCGATGAAACTATCTCAAATCCATTGAATCCCAGAAGGCGTCGTATATCTTCTGGTAGTTTTAGCGCAGGTAGTATTGCATCTAAACAGGTAACACAAGGTGTTCTTAACACAAAACTGATCAAGAGTATCAACATTATTGGTGAAAGATCCAATGTTAATGCAAGAAAGATATCAATAATCAAAAATATTCTTGGTTATCAAAAGAGTGAGTTAAAAGAAAACCTATCAGCGATCAGTCCTCAAGCATTAATGTTGAGGAATCTTGATGAGATTCTTAAAGCTATACGGGATGAAGATAAGCAGGAGAAGAAAGATAGTGAATATGAAAGAAAGAAACGTGAAAACGAGAAGAGAAGATTAAGAGAAACAAAACTAGAAGAGAGATTTAAAAAGTTAAAACAAGTTGTTGCTGGTGTTATATCGCCAGTCAAGAAAATCTTAGATGGTATTGTCAAAGCTTTCATAGCATTAGTGGCTGGAAAGTTTTTTATTAAACTGCTTAATTATCTAACCGATCCAAAAAATCAAAAGAAAATAGAATCGGTTACGAAGTTTTTATCAAATAATGCGCCAAAACTTTTCGCTGCATATGTGCTATTTGGTACACTATTTGGTAGATCAGTAAGAAAACTAGCGTCCTTCTTAATAAAAGGTTCGCTGAGATTAGCAGGTGCTGGTGCTCTTCTTTTAAAAAGATTAGGACTTAAGGGAGCAGGTCGCCTTGCTAGAACATTTTTAGGACCTAAAGGAAAGTTAATATCGTTCGGTATTGAGGCACTTGCGACAGTGGGTGCTTTTAAAGCAATAGAAGGTTTAGTATCATCATTGAGAGGTGGTGGAGAAGAGAAAGCATTCTCTGGTGGTGGACTTGTTGATGGTCCGTATGGAAACGATCGTGTAAATGCGAGACTCACTGATGGTGAGTTTGTCATGTCCGCCCCTGCGGTTGCTGCTATTGGACCAGCAGTTCTTGAAAATATTAATGAAAAATATGGTGGTAGTAATAAACCAAGAACAGTTGGCGGAACTTTGATGGCACAAGAGGGTGGTCTAGTTGGACCATCTGATCCTACAGCATTAACCATGATGAGATTGCTTGGTATGGGGTCCAGACAAGGACTGCAGGGCACTCGTGGTATGGGTGGTCGTGGACTTGGAGGAACTCTTGAACTTGGATATCATGGGACATCACAAGCAGCAGGTAGAAGCATTCGCCAAGGAGGATTTCTCCCTGGATCGAGATTGAATACGTTTGGAACAAGAAATGTTTTTGCTGCTCCAACTTCAAATATAAACGCCATTCCTGGTGCTGCTCAAGCTTTTTCTCAGAAAGGTGGATCAGCAGGAAGAGGTGCTCTTGAAAGATTTGGGGACACCTTTAGATCAGCAGACGGGGCTGGCGATTTAATACCACTTGCTATGTCCCAAGGATCTGGTCCTGGAACAAGATTGCCATTTAATGCTTTTGGATTATCTGAGATGAGCACGTCTGCCGACAAAGCATCTAAGGGTGCAAGACTTGTTCAAAATGCGATGACAAAATATACAAGAAGTGCGAAGGCACAGCAGTTGTTAACTACCGGAAGAACAACTGCAAAGTTGGGACCTCTTGCCAGATTTGGTAGATCATTGGGCAGATTTATTCCAGGTCTTAACGTTGCATTAGGTGCAGCTGAAACTGGAATGAGAGCTGCTGAAGGTGATGCAGTTGGTGCAACACTCGCTGGTGCTTCCATGGTGCCAGGTCCCACCGGGATGGCTGCTGCTGCTGGATTAATAGTCCATGATATTAATAAAGCATTTCCAACCTCTAGCATACGTGGTAGATCAGGTGCTCAGAGAGCGATGATGGGTAGACAAAATCCATCCTTTGCAATACCCGAACCGCCAAGTGACCAAAGAAGGGTTGTGGTGATTGACGAGCAACCAACAATGTCTACTGTTGAACCAGGTGTTGAAAGAAACACTACCAGTCCCATCCCACCCATTTCGCATTGGTCACACTCTGCTGCCAAGAGAACTACTCTGGGGTTATAAAAAATGAACACACAAAAACTTCTAGGTAGATCAGAAACAATCAGATCAGGGGATAATGTCTCCGGTAGCACTTTTTACTTGAGGGCAAATACAACTCTAGTCTCTATTAAAAATCTTTTGAAAGGTTCAGTTGCCATATCAAAAGCGAAACTTAGAAAGAAAAAACTTCAGGATGAGAAGAAAAGAAATGAACAGAGGGAACAAAACTTAGAAACAGAAAAATCAAAAGATAAAAAAAGTTTCTTAAAGTCTGCTAAACCTGGTGGTATTGGTGTGGTAGGATGGTTTAAAAACTTCATCGGACAAACTTTAAAAGGTCTATTTCTTTTCACTCTATTAAGAAATGCACCCATGCTTGAAAAAATTCTACCCATGGTGGTTGGTGCTGCAAACTTTTTGTCTGGACTCGGCATGGGTCTACTAAATGGATTTGCTACGATAGTTGACTTTGGTTACGATGCATTTAACTCGACAAAAAACATTCTCAAAGATGTTGGTGGAGAGAACGTAGCGAATCTTTTTGATGGTTTTATGAATGTGGTTGGAAACATCATTGATGTTTTAATCATTGCGTCGATTGTAAGATCAGGAGGAGGATTCCGTGGACTTGGTAAAGGACTGGGAGGCATTTTAGGTTTAGGTGCTTTCAGTTTTAAAGATATTATAAGTAATCTAAAAGATTCGGTTGGTGGTAAAAAAACAACTAGAGCTACTCCAACAGGATCTGGACCTGGCACAGCTGCTGATATCGCTGCCAGGGAGAGACGCAGGGCAGCACTTAGAGAGGCGAGATTAGCTGGTAATAAAAGAGATATTCAGATTCTTGAAGAGAGGGAGAGAAGAATAAAAGCGGAGAGAGCTATTACAAAACAAGAGTTACAAGTAGATTATGACAAATTTGAACTTCAAGAAAGAAGAAGAGAGACTGCACTCAGGAGAAAGAGATTAAGTCAACTAGGTTTGACAGTCTCTGAGAGACGAAAGAATGCTTTGGCAGCAAAACAGAGAAGAACTTTTGAACTAATGCAAAATAGCTCTGTAAGAAAAGCGATGGAGTTAGACGCATTTCTTGGTAGTGAAGGATTTACTAATGACAGAATTGTCAAGGCAATAAGAAAAGTCAATGTGCTTGACAGAAGAATAGAGGTCGCCCAAATTAAAGGGCAGCTAAAGAGAGCAGATCTACTTCTTCTTGAGAGAGAAAATATACTTAAAAAGGCGGGTATTAAAAAGAAAAAATTCTTTAGATCAACCAAACCATTATCACTAAAACCATTATCAGATCCAATCACTCCCGCTGACGTTCGCATGTATGAGGAGTTTGGAATTGATGTTGATCCAAAGAGAAGATCTGCAGCTAACGCACAAGTAATGAAAGATATGATGGATGATTTTGAAATGGGTCCACCACAAAAACCCATGACGAAACGTCAGGCTAGAATCGATAAGGGCATGGATGAACTACTTGATGAAGTTCTTAAACCAGAACAAACTCCTGGACAAATCTTTGCTAGGGGTGGGAAGAAGGCAGGCAAGAGAACACTCCTGAAGATTTTTGGCAAAAAAGGATTAAAACTTATATCAAGAATCCCAGTTATTGGTCCTATTGTTGACTTTGGATTAAACCTTGCTTTTGGTGATCCACCGGGGAGAGCAGCATCTAAAGCAATCTTTGCAGGTATATTTGGTGGTCTTGGTGCTGCTATCGGAAGTATTGTCCCAGTCGTCGGCACCATCATCGGTGGTATCCTTGGTGGTGTAGGTGGTGATATTGTTGGTGGTATATTATATGACATGGTTGCTGGAAAACTAGGATTATCAACAGAGATTGGTCAGGGTATTATTCCTCCGACCACTGGATTCATTGAAAGCACCATAAAAAATCTAGGAGGTTTAGTCCAAGGTGTGACTGATAGTATCTCTGGGACTGCTAAAATATTAGACAAATCATCTAAACCAAGGGCAGATAAACCATTCTCAATGCCAGACTCTGTATCATCTGACAAAGAGTTCTTGAGTGAAGTTGATAACTTAGCAAAGAAATATAATGTTTCTGTGGGTGATTTATTAGCAGTAATGTCATTTGAAACTGCTGGCAGTTTTGACCCTGCTCAGAAAAACCTTGCAGGTTCAGGAGCAACAGGTTTGATTCAGTTTATGCCATCAACCGCTAGAGGTCTTGGCACAACAACTGAGGATCTTGCAAGAATGTCAAGAACTGAACAACTGAAATATGTTGACAAATATCTTTCAAATAAAGGTATCGAAGGTAAGTCACTTAGCGACATTTACATGGCAGTTTTATTTCCAGCTGCAGTTGGTAAACCAGATAGTTTTGTTTTGTTCGGAAGAGGTGCGAGCACTTTCGGTTCAACTGATTATTCCAAACCAGTATACTATGATCAAAACCGTTCATTGGATATTAACAATGATGGTAGTATCACTAAGGGAGAGGCGGCAGCTAGAGTACAGAAAATCAGAGATAAAAGTGTTACTTTAGGTGATCAAAGTAAGAGAAATGTTGATCCTCTTAGAACGACCCCAGGTTATGCTAATGCTAGCTCATTCTTTATTAATAGAACGCAAATGATTGCGATGACTGACACACAAACACCCACAGATACAGTTATCCAGACTCCAAGTGGTGGTGGTTTTGATCCATTTGATCAATTGTATAAGAGTTAAATAGTATAGAGGTAATAACTTATGGAAAGTAGGAAAGATAGGCAGGGAATAGATTCTGATCCCACAGTTATCAGTAATCTAAAAGTTATTTCTAATGAAGATCCTACGAAGTTTGCGAATCTCGCAGGAAAAGGTCTTGTAAGATTTTTGTATCATGAAAGTATGATGCATGATACAATCCATGCGACTGTTGAGTATGTTGATACTGGTGATACTGATGATGTGATTGGTGGTATAAACGTTCTTGAGGCACTTCCCATCATTGGGACAGAAAAAGTTGAGATAAAGTTTGAGGATTTTACCGGGGCAAAAATAGGTGACAGTCCCAAGTTAAATCTATACGTCAATAAGGTAACACCCCTTGGATCTGATACAAGAAAGGGAGTTGTTCGTCTTGATTTGGTATCTAAAGAGTTTTTACTAAACGAAAAAGTAAAGTTGAGAAAAAGATACGATGGAAAAATATCAGACAACATAGAAAAGATTTTGACAGATCCTATCGGGGAAGGTTTAGGGACTGAAAAAAATATTGATTTTGAGGATACTCTTAATAACTTCAACTTTATTGGAAATAATCAGAAGTCTTTCTACACTCTAAACTGGTTATCAAAGAAATCCATTTCTGCACAGAATCAAAATAAAGGAAAAAGTGCTGGTTACTTTTTTTGGGAAACATCGATGGGATATCATTTTAAATCAATCGATGGATTATTTTTACAAAAACCAAAGAAAAAGATTATCTATACAGAGACTCCTGATGAAATGGGAAAATTTATCCCTGAGGGATATGATTACAAGTGTTTAGAATATAATAAAGACAATCTTATCAACGCATCAAACAAACTAAGGATGGGTGCATTTTCCACGAAAATAGTATTGTTTGATCCATTTAAATGCGAATACGAAGTCATTACCCCAAACGTTGATGATTTCAAAGATGACTTGAAACTAGCTGGCAAAAAACTGCCAAAACTTAATAAAGAACTTGAAGTGCCTGGAGCAGAGAGAGAGTTCTCTAGAACAACATATTATCTTCTCGACAAAGGAACTTTGCCCTCTGGAAACACAACACAGCAAATAGAAAAGTCAGAGGAAGAAAACTTTGAGTACCGCGATATACTTAATCAGTCTATAATGAGGTACAATCAGTTTTTATCTTTCGCTGCATCCATCACTATACCTGGAGATTTTTCTCTTCATGCAGGTGACATGATTCACTTGGACGTTCCCTTGTTAGAGGTTGACAAGAAGGACAATACCAGTAAGATGGATTCGGGTCTATATATAATAACCGATTTGACCCATTTAATTACGGGTAGTGAAACCTACACAAAATTAGATTTAGTAAGAGATTCATCCGGTAAAAAGAGGCAAGAGTAATGGAAAGTATAGAAAAGCATATCGAAGAGGATAAGAAAATCCTTCAAGATCCCACAACAAATCCACAAATGCGTCGTCACATTGAAGGCGAACTGCATGAATTAGAAGAATATGTAGAGCACCACAAGAAAGAAATCGAAGCTGGAGATCATCATGATCCCAGTTACCTGGAACTTTTCTGTGATCAGAATCCATCTGAACCAGAATGCTTAATTTATGACGATTGATGGAGTCTACTTCGCTTTTTAATCCTGGATTCCTTGGATCTAGTTTCAACTGGTGGATTGGTCAGATTACTGACGACGATCACTGGAGGGATAATATTGTCCCGACAAAAAATGATAGTCCAGAGGGATCAGAAGGATGGGGATACAGATATAAAGTTAGAATCATTGGTCTACATGATCGGGATGATGAAACTTTAAAGAGTGAAGAGTTGCCTTGGTCACAGGTAATGTATCCCATCACCGCTGGTGGTGGACAACAAGCATCTTTTCAAACTCCTAACCTTAGACAGGGTAACTTTGTATTTGGATTCTTTCTTGATGGATCTGACATGCAAGTCCCTGTTATTATGGGAGTGCTTGGTAATAATGCAAAAACAACTCTCAGAAAAACTAGTGTAGTAAACTATGAGGGTGCGAGCGGTTATGGGCGTGGATCAAATCCTCCATCACCAGACTCTGGTAAGAGAATTAATGAACCTCAGGGAGATCAGAACGCAGAAAAAGAGCATAGTGATGCACCTCATGGCCAAAACGTATCTGATGTTGTAGGTCAAGAACAAATATGTGAAAAGATCCCACTCAAAACACCTGAGAATCAGGTTCAGTCTTCTATTAAGAATATGAAGACTGAGATTGAGAAAATGACTGGCAAGATCAGCAAATATATGAACTCGATTACGAGTTATACAGACGCAGTAACATATCGTAGTCAGAATCCTCAGATATTAATCAAGGACGCATCCAAGGTGATGGCAAAATATACTAAGCCCATCATGGATCAAATGATGTCACATGCTCAAAAGAAACTTAATGATGAGTTGACTAATGTTGTATCTGCATTACCTTCGAGTGAGAGATATCTCTTCGCAGAAATGAAAGAAGAGATGAATGAGATGTCTCTTTGTCTTTACAATGGTATTACAAACAACTTATCAAATAAACTTGAGGGATTACTCGCTGATGCATTGGATATTGACAATCTGATTGCACAGGCGAGGGGAAATGCATCGAGGGGAAAGCAAAATGCATTTCTTGATGGCGAACGACCCACGATACCTGACGTTCCGACGTGTTCCGCTGAGGACCTCATGGCAAGTGTCATCGTTACAAATATGGAGACAATACAAGAAAATAATGACACGATGCTACAAGGTGTCAATGAATTCTTAAATGATATTTCAGATAAAGTATCTGGTGTGTTAGGCATTGCCGATCAAGTGAGTAAAGGTCTTGGTATTCTAGGAGCACTTACTCAGTTACCAAATATTAATACAAGCTTGGGTGCTGCCATGCTATTCAATAACTTAAGTCTTGATGTATTTGGTTGTGAAGAAAAACCAAATGAGGCAGTCTCTGACGAATATACATTCTGTGGTGGTGGAACTAGTCAACCAGACTCTGAGATTACAGACGCCGCCACTGAAGCAGGGGCAGTTGATAATGGAAAACAAGGAGCTGATCCAACAGATCCAGGTCCTCAATACGCTGTTGTTCCTAAAGACGCCAAAGATGTACGCACTGATGGAAAAATCACACCAGAAGAACTTGAACAAAATAACCAGACACAAATCGCACAGACACCAATCACACAGGGAACTTCAGGTCAAGATCCGACACCACCGTTTAATCCTGATTTATCGTCATTGAATCTATCCGGTGATCCACAGTCTCCAGGATCATTAACCGCGCAAATAT